GAAGCATTCGTTAAGATTGCAAAAGCAACCGCGTAAACAATGTTAGATACGGCGGCGCATGGTTTCTCCAACAACCTGCCGCCGTTATTCTATAAAATGGAGGTTTAATTATGCTTGAAAAAATTAAATTATCAATGAGAATTTTTCACAATGCCATTGATAACGATATTCAATTTAATATTGATGTTTGCATGCTTGATTTAAAGCGCGTGGGAATCCATGAATCCGTTGCGGTTAATACTTCCGAAGATCCTTTGATTGTCAAGGCGGCGGAACTGTATTGCAAATGGCAGAACAATTTCCAAGGCAAAGGCGAACAGTACAACAAAGCATATGAAAAACTTCGTGATGCAATGAGTTTATGCGAATCTTATATCAACGAAAATATCACAGGAAGCGAGGATCCAAATGTATAACGAAGTTATTTATTTGTTATCAACGCAGCACATAACGAACAAAGTCGGAGATCTGATTGAAGTTCCAATAAAAACAATGCGATTCGCAAGATTGAAAAGCATCGGGCAAACGGAATTTTATCAAGCGCAGGCGCAAGGCTTAAAGCCGGAAATCAAATTTGTGCTTGCAGATTATCTTGATTATGAAAATCAAGAAGAAGTTATTTATAAGGGCTTCCGCTATAAGGTTTTAAGAACTTTTACAACGGAGCAAAACGAAATTGAAATTGTATGCTATGGCGGCGTTCGTATGGAGGTTGTAAACGATGGCGATTCCGAAGAGCATAACAAAGATTAGCAAAGATGGAAATGTTACATATACACAAAGCGTTGATCGTGTCAACTATACGATCCGAGAACTAACACGCGCAGCATTGCGCGATGTTGGCAAGTATGTATGCAAACAATTCCGCATTGCTTTTTATGACCGATTCAAGAAGCATTCCGGCAGAGTGGGAAAATATACGCAATATTGGGTTAAGTACAAGCAAAAAGATATTGAACTACAAGTCGGAATGAAACCGAACGGATTTTACGGCGGTTATCAAGAATTAGGAACATCCAAAACAACAAAGCATGCATTATTAACGCATGCCGTACAAGATAACATTGCAAAAATTATTGAAATCGAAAGTCAATATCTTTCCGCTTTAGAGGATGAAGCGCGGGCATTATCCTTAATAAGCGAAGAAGATTATGAGGGCGGAGCGGATGAGTAAAACAATTGCTTTAAGAGAGATTATCCACGAAAAAATAAATACAATCATAAACAGTTATTATCGCATTGCGGATGCAAAAGCAACATTTCCGCATGCGGTTTATGATTTTGAATCAATCGATCTTGGCGATATTAACCGCGATGATTTGATTCTAATTATTGACATTTGGGGAAAAGGCAAAGACACTTCCCCAATTGAAGAAAAGGCGGATCAGATCGAAGCAATGTTCAATGCTGCAAATTTGCCGGGCGAAGAAGTTCTTCCGACATTTTATCGCATTAGCAGAAAACCAATTGACGATGAAGATAAAACATTAATTCGCAGACAATTAAAATTTCAAATCCAAAATTACTACATAGGAGGTTAAGCGATGGCAATCAAGACTATTACAGGCAACGGCGGCAATATCGCAAGCACAGATTTTCATGTTCTTACATGGACAGGAAAAACAAAAGGCGGAAAAGCCTGCAAAATCACATTAGAAAATGCAATCAACAAAGGCAATATTGATTGGACACTTGCGGAAAAAGATGAAGTTGTTCCGGCTATCGAATTCGAAGCATGTTATAACAACACAGATACGCAGGCGGATGAAACAACAACTAGCCCTTGGAAGATTGAAATTGACGGCGAAATGACAACCGGAGCAAACGAAATTTTGCTTGGTTTAGGTGTATTCGCAATCGATGATGTTGAAATTGGACTTTGCAGAGGTGGCGGAAAATTCGTTGTTGAAAGAGAGTTCCGCGACATTGCAGCGGATGGGGATAAAGGATCCGTTAAAGATCGCGTTGTAATTGACACAGAACGTGCAAAATTATCAATGAACGTATTAACGATGCTTACATCACTTGCAGCATTATATCCTGCAATGCACGAAGTTACAGAATAGCAAACATAATAACACGAAAGGGATCGGCTTCGCGCCGATCCTTTTTATTTAATTGTCGGAGGTAGAAAAATGAGAAATTTAGAAACACATGATGTTTTTGCGGCAGCAAGATTATTAAAGAAAATCGGAGTACGCGAAGAAATTAAAGCGGTAGCGAAAGAAGCAGAAGAAAACAAAGGCAAAAGAGTTCGCTTTGATATGGGCTTCGATTTGATGTTTGGAATTTTAGAAAAAGCAACCGAAGAAAACGCAGAAATTGAAATCTATAAATTCATTGCAGAACTTTTCGAATGCGAATGGGAAGAAGTTCGCAAAATGAAACCAATTGAATTATTCAAGAAATTGGAACAGGTTGCAAACATTGAGGAATGGAAAAGTTTTTTCGACTATGTAGCGAAATTGATGAAGAAGAAATAATCGATTTATTGCTACACAGATACGGGAATTTGGAATATATCATGCATTCAGATCTTGAAACGGCAGGAAGAATCATTGCAAAGGCGCGAGAAAAAGAACAGGAAAATCGCTTCTTCTTGCAATGGGTTGTTCAACTTCCACACATGACAACAGAAACTTATGTTTCATTTGATTCTTACGTTGACAAGATAACCGGAAGAAACATTGACAAACGCCCGGTTGCCGAATGCATGGCAGAACTTGAAGAAATTAAAAAGAAGTTTAAATAAAAGGCGGTGCAGCGATGGCATTATCAATATTTTCTTTAATGGGTTCAATTTTCGTTGATTCGGCGGAAGCAGAACAGAGCATTTCAAGAACAGAAGAAAAATCAAGTAAATTATCGGAATCATTTGTTAATGGCATCACAACCGCCGGGAAATGGGCGGCAGGCATTGCAACCGCTGCAGGAACGGCAGCCGTTGCCATTGGAACGGCAGCCGTTAATGTTTCATCGGATGTTGATTCGGCAATGAATGGTTTCGCAGCAGCAACCGGAACGGCGGTTGATAAATTGGGCGAATATGAAGATGCAATGCTTAATATTTACAACAATAATTTTGGCGAATCATTTGAAGATATTGCCGCATCAATGGGCGAAGTAAAAAAGATTATGGGCGATGGAATGGGCGCGGACGAATTGGAAACAATGACACAAAACGCCCTTATGCTTCGCGATACATTTGAATTTGATGTTGCGGAAAGCGTACGCACTGCAAATTCTTTAATGGATCAGTTCGGAATATCCGGCGAAGAAGCCTATAATTTGATTGCACAGGGCGCGCAGAAGGGATTGAACCAAAATGGCGATCTTCTTGATACGTTAAACGAATATTCAGTTCAGTTTGCGCAAATGGGATATGGCGCGGAAGATATGTTAAATATGCTTGCAAACGGCGCAGAATCCGGAACATGGAGCATTGACAAATTAGGCGATGCGGTAAAAGAATTTAATATTCGATTAAAAGACGGAACGGCAAATGAAGCATTGGAAACGCTTGGTTTTAATGTTGATGAAGTGAATGCAAAATATGCCGCCGGCGGAGAATCTGCACAGGAAGCAACGAAAGAAATTCTTGCCGCGCTGCAGAGCGTTGAAAATGAAAATGAACGCTATCTTCTTGGACAAAAAATGATGGGTACAATGTGGGAAGATCTTGGCGAAGATGCTATTTCGGCACTTTTAGACACAGAAGGCGCAATTAGCAACACAAAGGATTCATTATCCGAAATTAACAATATTAAATACGATGATTTAGGAAGCATGCTTGAAGGCTTAAAGCGTAATTTTGAAACGATGCTTCTTCCTCTTGGAAACGCACTCATTCCGCTAATTACGCAAGTTGTTCAATTGATTCAAGACAATATGCCAATGATTGAAGGTTTGATTGCAGAAATTACGCCAATTGTTACAGAATTATTTGCAAGCCTGTTGCCGCCGTTAATGTCATTAATAACAACGCTTCTTCCGCAGATTAGCGAGATTATCCATGCATTTTTGCCGACATTAATTTCATTATTAACAACATTGATTCCTTTTATAACACAAACTGTTGAAGCAATTCTTCCAATCTTCATTGATTTGGTAAATATGTTGCTGCCGCCAATAATGGAAATCGTGAATATGATTCTTCCGATCTTGATTCAGTTAATCACTTCGCTATTGCCATTGTTGCAGCCAATTATTAATTTGTTAAATCCAATTATTCAAGCGTGCATGACATTGATCACGCCATTAATGCAATTATTGAACGCGGTTTTGCCGCCTTTAACGAAAGTTATAACAGTTTTAGTTGAAGTTGTTCTTGCAAAATTGCAAAACTCATTTGAAACAGTTGCAAAAATCGTTTCGAATGTTGTTAATGTCGCGGTTACATATGTTAAAGATCAGATTCAATTATTGAAAAACATTTTTTCAAACATTATTGATTTCATCAAGAACGTATTCACAGGCAATTGGAAGGCTGCATTTGAGAATGTAAAGAACATCATTAAGAATATCTTCCAAGGAATGCTATATGTTGTTAAAACGCCAATCAATGCGATTATAGGCGTAATTAATGGAATGGTTTCCGGCGTTGTTTCCGGTATGAATTCAGTAATAAACGCATTGAATAAATTGAAAATCGATGTTCCGCAATGGGTTACAGATTTAACCGGAATAAAAACATTCGGCTTTAATCTTAAAACAGTTAAAGCGGCGCAAATTCCTTACTTAAAAGAAGGCGGCGAAGCCATTGGAGAAGGATCTGCAATTGTCGGCGAAGCCGGAGCGGAATTGATTAATTTGCCACAGGGCGCAAGAGTTACACCATTAACAGACAACGGCGATCCAATCGGATATAAAAATGTAGCAGCAAAACTTGATGTAATGATTGATTTGCTTGCAGCGATTCTTGAAAAAGAAGGCGTTGTTAATATCGGCGAAAAACAGTTTTTTAATTATGTAGATGCAAAACTTGGCGCGTTGCTTTAGGAGGTTAGAAAATGCGAAAATTTTATGTAGAAAATGAAATAAACGAGCGTTTTTCCCTTTGGGGCAACCGCGTATATATGATTGAGCCTTCCGGACTAGGAATCAAGCACGAAGCAACATATATTAGAATTGGCAATTCGTTTATGAGAAACAAAATGCATATTGCGCAAGCGAACATCGGCGGCAAGATCGAATTTGTAGATCCCGGCGCAAATGAAAAGTTCAATGAATTTTATAACTTTTGCGCCGCTGCTTCCGAGTTGCATCTTGTATATGATCCGGGCGATGGTACGGAATACATACGCGACATTGATATTTTAGAAATTGGAAAAACCGAAAAAACAGGCGCAACGCTTCCGATTTCGGTTGATTTTGCTTGCAAATCTCTTTATTACTTACGAAACAACAACAGATTTGCTTTTGAAGTTAGCGACAATGAAAAGCGATATGATTATCAATACGATTTTCAATATGGCGATTACGGAACATATGAAGCACCAATCAACAACAACGGACATGCAGAAGCACCATTCGAATGCGCGATTTATGGTTATTGCGTAAATCCTGCAATTCGTATTTTAAAAGGCAACGAAACATTGTATGAAGTTATCTTTCCGGTTACAGTTGCAGAAGGCGAATATATTCGTTATTCAACGCGAGATGGCATGCTTGAAGCAACGCTTGTTTCGGAATCCGGAGAATTAAATCTTATGAATAGGCTTGATATTGAAAAAGATAACTTCTTCAAAATCCCGGTCGGACATAGCAAGATTGCGTTTGCTTCTTCAAGCGAAAGCACAAATGTTATTACTGTAACAATTTACAAAATGTATGAGGTTGTATAAATATGCTATGCTATTTTATTTCGAAGCGAACTTTCCAAATCCTAAATTGCGTTGAAGTCAATTCGTATTCGATTGCGCATGATTTGGATTGCGGAGGAAAAACAAAAATCGTTATCGCCGGAAAGCCCGGCGCAGCCGATGAAGATTTTGTTATTTTGAAAGATGGAAAAGACACAAAATTCAAAGGAATCATTGAAAATATTGACAATGCGGAAGGCGAAATCAAACATACGATTTCATGCTTGGAAATGGAACAAGTTTTCAATCGTCAGATCCTTCTTTCCGATGTTGCGATTATTAAATCTGCAGGCATTGAAGATTTCGTTGCAAAGGCAATTCAAACATATTTTGCAGCATCCGGGGATGCATTTCTTGATATGTCATACATGAATTGCAATGTATTAACACATACAAAGGTTAATTCTAAGCCGGCAGCCGAAAACGGAATTTACAATTTGAAAACATATATCGGAAATATCAAGCAGCAATATGGAATCTTTCTTGATTTTGAGTTTACGAAAACGAACTTAAATATTTCCATCTACAAAAAAGAACAGTTACCAATGAATATTGATACCACAATAACGGATGCAATAGAACCGCATGAAACATACAAAGTCAAGGTTTTATCGAAATTATCTGTTATATGGTTAAATACACTAACGCAGGAAAAAACCATGCGTTATTTTTATTTGCATTCGGATCGAACCATTTCGGAAGTTGACGAAGATCGAATTGATGGAACGATTTCCACAGTTTACATTG